TGAAAAGTCTAACGAAATTCAGGCTAATATCGAAGTAGAAGATACTGCAGACGTGAAAGCTATTGCTGAGGCAGTTAAGGACAAGATCGAGAAGAGTGTTCAGGAAGAGGAAGAGCCAGAAGGTAAAGCAGTCGAGTCGATTGTTAAATCTGAGGACGGTGTAGTTGTTCCTGAAGTTGAAGCAGAAGTAGAGCAAGAAGAAGCTGTATTCAATCCTAAAGAACACGTAGACGCTGTAATGGCTTACTACATGAACCCAGCAAGCAACTTAACTAGCGGTGAACGATACGACCTTCGTGGCGCGCTTAATCGTGTAAACCGTAACGAAGGTACAGAGGACGATATTGCCGTATTTAAACAAATTGCAGGTTTTGACGCTAAATAAGAAAAAACCTACATTACTGTTATATTATAGGCATGAGCTTACGAAATAGCTCTGTGATAGGGTTCCTCCTCCTACCCTATCACTTATTATTGTAAGTAATAAGTTAACTAAAACTATATCATAGATTAGAAGGGAAGATTTTTAAAATGACAGAACAGATCAAACGCAAGCTTTCTGATGAAGCTGAAGGCGTACTATCTACAATTAGTAAGTCATTTACAACTGGTGTTGGTATTACACCACAAACGCAACAAGACGCAGCAGCTTTACGTCGTGAATTCCTAGATAACGAAGTTAAAATGTTAGCATTCGAAAACAGTGACTTCTCTATCTACCCAGCAATCGCTAAAAAACAAGTTACAAGCACAGTAGTTAAATATGCTGTATTCAACCAACATGGTCGTACTGGTCACAGTCGTTTCGTTCGTGAGGTTGGGGTAGCTTCTATCAATGACCCTAACATCCGTCAAAAGACTGTACAAATGAAATTCTTATCTGACACTAAACAGATCTCTATCGCAGCTGGCTTAGTAGGTAACATTTCAGATCCTATGACTATCCTTACAGAAGATGCTATCTCTGTATTAGCTAAGTCTATTGAATGGGCAATTTTCTACGGAGATGCAGCTTTATCATTCGATACAGACGAGCAAGCGGGTATCGAGTTCGACGGTTTACATAAACTAATCGACCAAGGTACAAACGTATTAGATGTACGTGGCGCAACATTAACAGAAGCTATTTTAAATAAAGCAGCTGTAGTTATCGGTAAAGGTTATGGTAAAGCTACAGACGCATTTATGCCTATCGGTGTACAAGCTGACTTCACTAACAGCTTACTAGATCGCCAACGTGTGTTACAGCCGTCTGCTGAAGGTGGTTTCTCTACAGGTTTCGCTATCACTGATTTCTTATCAGCTCGTGGTAAAATCCGTTTACACGGTTCTACAATCATGGAGAATGATAACATCTTAGATGAAACTCGTCCATTACAACCGAACGCACCTTTAGTTCCACAATCAGTAGTAGCGGCAGTTAAAACAGCTGCAGCTGGTCAGTTCACAGACTACATCGGAGCTCACGACTACAAAGTTGTTGTACATTCTGATGAAGCTGAGTCTATGGCATCAGCACCAGTTACAGCTACAGTAGCAAACGCTACAGACGCAGTTGAGTTAACAATTACATTACAACCAATGTACCAAGCTCAACCACAATTCGTTTCTATCTACCGTAAAGGTAAAACAACTGGTTACTTCTACTTAATCGCTCGTGTACCAATGTCTAAAGCGACTAATAACGTAGTAGTATTCACAGATAAGAACTTATCAATCCCTGAAACTACTGACGTATTCTTAGGCGAATTAAATCCACAAGTAATCTCATTACTAGAGTTACTACCAATGATGCGTTTACCACTTGCACAAATGAATGCTACACAAACGTTCACAGTGTTATGGTATGGTGCTTTAGCGTTATACGCTCCTAAGAAATGGGTTCGTATCAAAAACGTTAAATACATCCCAGCAATGGCTTCAGACGTTAACGTACAGTACTAATACAGGCACTGTCGTCAGTTAAATAATTGAATACACAAGTAAATAGAGGACAGAGCAATCAACTGTCCTCTTTTTATTTATAAACCAAAATTTTACATTGGAGTGAATTTATATGTTAGTAAATAAGGAATTAGCAGGTAAAGACGTAGCAACAGAATTTGGCCCAATTAAGTTTGACGAAAATGGTGAATGTAAAGACCTTAAAGCAGATCAAGAAAAGAAGTTAGGTGCTCTTCCAGGTTTTGAATTTGTAGAAGAAAAGAAAGAAGCACCTAAACAAAAAACAGAAGAAAAGAAAGAAGCAAAGCCAGCCCCTAAAAAGGCAGCAGCTAAAAAATAAGAAAGCTAGGGTGATGGTACATGTTTTCCAATGAGAACAATACGCCTCCTTATGGACATAATAACCCGCAGTCACTCAAGTTAGAGGATGTAGATAAGTATACACTAGCTGATTACGGACTATCTGTAGACGCTGTTAAGCTAAACCACTTCGGAGTAGCCGTAACGGATCCTCGAACAGGTGAACACCTACCTGACGCATTCTATAAGGCTAAGATTGAGGCAGCAGTGGCCCAGGCAGAGAAGATGTTGGATATTGTTATTCTACCTCGTATTCTAAAGGAGCACCATGACTTCTATAGCAACGATTTCGGTAGCTACAGCTTTATCCACACCTTCCACAAGCCTATCCTGCAGGTGGAAGCAGTTAGGCTAGAATACGGAGGTTCTTCTCTATATAACTACCCTACTCGATGGTGGAGAGTATACAACCTCCCAGGACATTTACAGATGTTACCGAACACAATGTTAACAGGTGGATCAGATGGACTATCTCTCGTCCAAGCCTATTCAATGTACCCGATGGTAACAGGTCTCCCTAATACGGTAGGGAACAATTTCGCACCTCAGATGCTACACGTAGAATACGTAGCTGGGATGCTACCTCCTACACGTAGTGGAGTTACTGCACCAAATGAGATGCACCCAGACTTATGGAACCTAATCATTAAACTAGCACTTAAAGAAGTATTCGAACAGTGGGGCCGCTTAATTATCGGTGCCGGGATTGCGAATATGACAATTAGTATGGATGGATTCTCTCAAAGCATCGATACTACTCAGTCAGCTATGTACGGCGGTGCTAGTGCGGATATCGTACAGCTAAACGAAGATATTCAAAAGCTATATATGGGATTAAAATCTTACTATGGAACAAACGTAGGGCTCATTTAAAGGGGGGGATAAGCTATGGCAGAAAAACCATCGATACTTAATACTATTTCTACTGCCGGAATTCGTACAGATATGTTCGATGTAACTACGAATTCGATGGCTATCCCAACTTTATGGGAAAAGTCCTATCTCTGTCCTTGTAGACATAAAGAAACTAGGCAGCCTAACCAAGCTTGTACACGGTGTCGTGGGAGAGGTATAGCTTACTTACCTCCTCGTAATGTTAACATGATGATACAATCGCAGGAAAAAGGTGTAACAAACGGGGACATAGGTTTACTAGACTCCGGGACTGCTATGGGTACCCCTGCAGATAGAACTGTACGTATTGCATTCCGTGACCGTATCACAGTTCCTACAGCTAAAGTATCTCAGTCATTCATCTTCGATGTTTCTGACAGACGAATTAAAAACGGTTTCTATATGGTCTACGATGTCCATGAAATCGAGTACGCCGTCACGGTAGATGATGAACTAGTAGAAGGTACCGATTATACATTTGACAAAAAGCAAAACCTATTCTTCCCTAAAAGCCATCTAAAAGGAAAGGTAGTCTCTATCAACATCTTAACTACACTCCGGTATATGGTAGCTGATCTACTTAAAGAACATCGATATGCACCTAACCAAGCTAATCAGTTAGTTCAGATGTCGCAGAAATTACTCCTAAAGCGAGAAGATATCTTTATCGACAAAGAGGCCTTCGAAATAGGCGTTAATGATAGCGAGCTAGGGGAAATTATTGATCCGAAGAGAAAACCGTCCACAGACGGTCTAAACGGCTTCTTCCGGGGTGGCGGTAACTAATGGCGAGACGTAAATCACAAAGACCTAAACTCTTTCAGAACAAGCAAGCCCCTAAAAAGGCAATGGACAATGTAGGGAAAGCATTCATTCAGAAGACATTGGATGCAGGGGTCGAAGCAGCTAACCAACAAAAAGACAAAAATATACAAGTGGTACGTAAGCCTAAGTATCTGGAAGTAACCGAGAAACGTCTAGATAAGTTAGGTGTTATCGACCTTAAACCTTACTTTTCTCGTAGCGCTAGTCGAAAGACAAAGAAAGACGGCGGCTGGTATATTCGTATTCCAATTCAAGTGAAGAAGAAAGATATGTCGAGACGTATGTACGATCAGCTACGAACAATTAATATCGCTCCCGAGAACCAGCGTACTGTTATCTCTGATTATTTATACGACAGAAGGCAAGCCTCTGACTCTAATCTCTTAAACTACACGCCAGTATCGTATAATATAACTAAGCAGAAAATTGGTAAACGTAAGCACTCGTATGTCGCTTATCGTACTGTTTCGGATAAATCACCGGCTAGTAGCTGGATTGTAAACCGAAAAGCGGTTAATAAAGACGACACATCTAAAACATTCATTCGGAATGTAAACCGATTGATGAAGTGGAAGATGAAAAACGGGTGGGAGTAGAAAGGAGTGAATTAATTGCTACCTAGTATTGATACATACCTATATGAACAAATTGAAAGCAAATTACAAATTATCCTATCGAACCGTTATATTATAGAGGAAATACTTAAGAGTGTACAACCAGACATCGCTGCAAACTTTATGAAGGCGTATATGGGCGATACAGCACGAGAAATCCCTATCGTATACACTATGCCCCAAACAAAGGAAACACAGCAAGGAGCGATCTATATCGGCCTTAGAGAGGGCGAAGAAGACCGCACTAGCTTAGGGAACTTAGAAGGAACATATGAACATAAAGATGGTGGCCTAAAACGTGAGCTAATCACGATCCAACATGACGAACAGACGAATACATGTTTCTTTGAAGTAGAAGAACCTATCGCTCACAAGAACACGGTCACCGTAGAAGGTATCTCCTTTGCTAAAAGTGACAATCTTACAGTCGATAACACAAAAGTATCTTTCAAATACGACCCATTCTTCCTAGGTGACTACTACGTACAGTATGAAGCAACATACGGAGAAGAGATTGGCCTTAAAAAAGGATTCACAGCAACCGAGCATTATTCAATCTTAGTTGTATCTACTAATATGAATACGGTACGCTGCCTAGACCTTATTATCAAAGCCATCTTAATTCTTATGCGCAGCAATCCCGAAGAGAACAGTAGTTTCTTACTGCAGAAGCTCCAATTTGGTCAGATTGAAGAGATCCCAATCGGGACAGAACAAACCCCAGAAATCCTATACGGCCGAGAGTCTATTGTTACATACGCTACATCATATAGCCTAGACGCACCAATCCTCGATGCCGTATTAAAAAATATCTTACTGAACATTGATTATGATACGGAAGGAGTGCAGATAAGTGGCGGAAAAGAAGAAAGTTAAAGCCAAAGAAGAACCGAAGAAAACTCTTCCGAAATCTTATACACACATTGACACATTCTTGCAAACAGCCGTACCGATGTATAACTTATCGAACGTACAGGCAGCAGGATTTAAAGCCAAGATGCAAGGTAAGCACTACCAGCGTGACGAGAAAGTATTTATTGATGCCCTAAAAGAGCATTTTAATATTAAAGACTAATTCCAGAGAGGATGAAATAAATAATGGCAGCACAATCTTATGGTTATGATAGACAACGCCCTCGTACTGAGATTTTCCTAGATGCTAGTTCACTAGGGTCTGCAAACCAACGATCTGAAAAACCTTTAGTTTTAGTTGGATCCGCGAACGGTGGACAACCTAATGTCCCACAAGTAATTACTAACTTTGCACAAGCCCGTGAAATCTTCCGTAGCGGTGAATTATTAGACGCTATTGAATTAGCATGGAACCCTTCACCAAGTGTCGCAGGAGCAGGTAAGATCATTGCTATCCGTACTGACGATGCTACACAAGCTACACTAGCAAATGGTGGATTAACATTCACTTCTAAGTTATACGGAGTAGACGCTAACTCTATTCAAGTAGAACTAGCAGACAACGCTTTAACAGGCGCTAAACGTGTAAGTGTATACTTCACAAAAGAACGCTATGAAAAAGTGTATGACAACATCGGTAACATCTTTACTGTACGTTACACAGGGGAAGAAGCTGCAGCTACTGTAGAAGTTAAAGCAGATGCTACTTCTAAACTAGCAACTCAGTTAATTCTTAAAGCAGGTGCAGACGCTGGCTCATTAGCAGCTTTACGTACGTACGAACTAGGCCAAGGTGTCTACCAAGACGTTCACGTACTTGTAAATGACATTAACAACCTTCCTGACTTCGAAGCACAAATGATTACCCTAGGCGGTAACAAGAACATCACAACTGATGCTCTAGATGCATTAACAGCTGTAGACATTAAAGCAACAAACGCAACAGTGAAAGCTATCGGTGCAGACTTAATTGACCGCTTAGAGAACGATACATATGTCTCTGTTGAAGTAGATCGCGCACAAGCACTACCTGCTACAGTAGCTTTATCAAACCTAGCAGGCGCTAAGACAGATCCATCTCCTGCGTCATGGGCAACATTCTTCGCAGAGATCACAAACCTAGATGCTTACTATGTTGTTCCTTTAACAGCAGATGCAGCAATCCACGGTGAGTTAGGTCAATATTTACGTGACGAGTCTAACAACGGTCGCCACTTACGTGGTCTTGTAGGCGGAGGCATTAACGAGTCTCTAGAAGAAACTCGTAGCCGCCAAATGGGTCTACGTAACGCTCGTGTAGCTGTAGTGGGTGATTCTGGTACTCGTCGTATGGCTGACGGTCGTATCTATAACTTCCCAGCTTACATGCATGCAGCATTAGTTGCAGGTCTAGCAAGTGGATTAGAAGTAGGGGAGCCTATTACTTATAAGAAATTGAACATCGAGTCTCTTGACCATAAGTATACGGGTGACCAGTTAGACCAGCTCCACAACTCTGGCGTTATCATGACAGAATTTGTACGTACACGTACTTCTTCGCACTTCCGAGTTGTATCTGACCCTACAACATACAATGTCTCTACAGAGCCTGTACAGAACCGTATCTCGCTTGGAGAAATCTCTGACTTCTTAACAACTGAGTTACGTGAAGTATTGGACAACGAGTTCATTGGTACACGTATCCGTAACACTTCTGCTTCGATCATGAAAAACCGAGTAGAGTCTTTCCTAGACCAGCAGAAGAAAGTAAACGGCTTGATCGTAGACTACAGCCCAGATGATGTACAAGTAGTAATCAGCGGTAACACAGCTCGTATTAACTTAACTGTACAACCTTCTCAAGGCTTAGACTTCATCAACGTTTATGTTACTTATGAAGATAACGAATTAACTGCTTAATACTCGGAGAGGTGAGAGTCCTCTCCTACTATAATAATTGAATAGGAGTGACATAAATGGCTAGTGTAACTAACCAAACAGTACAGTCTGCTAATACAGTGTACTTTATGATTAAGAACGTACCTATCGCTCGTGCTCAGTCTATCTCAGCAGAACGTTCATTCGGTACTACTGGTGTTTATCAAATCGGTAGCATTATGCCGCAGGAGCACGTTTACTTGCGTTATGAAGGTTCAGTAACTGTTGAACGCTTCCGTATGCGAAAGGTAACCAAGAAGTGTGCTTGACACACTTTACGCCTCGTATGTAGAGAAATCTGCATAGGACACAACTCGAACTGCAGGTAACTCCTAAAGCCCTTTTGCCACAACGTAACCGGAAACGGTAGGCGTGATGGAACGAAAGTAGAAAGAAGTAAAGGGATGGCATAAGGTTAAATCCTAAGTGCTTGTGTAAATGGATGTTCATGCACCCAAGCTCCTGAAATGGAGAAGGGCCAACGACTAGTCGAAAGACGTACACTCAAGCGAGTGGAAGCGGGTTGCCCTTAACACGTAAAGGTGAAGGTGAAGAAATAGTCTGCCCTGTATAGAGATATACAGAAGTTCATAGGAGAACTGCACTGAACTAGCGACTCGGTGTGAACAAATGGGAAAATTTGGCACAATTAGGCTTTGCAGCACTTGGGGAGGAAGTCCTACAAATGGACATCATGGATATTGTCCTCTATGACAATTATACCCAAGAAGTGGTAAAAATTGTAAATTAATGCTACTGCCACTCTACACAGTAATGTGTAGCACAAATCTCCTTTAATTCAGGGGAACTCCTAACGTAAAGCCGAGGACAATCCTGAGCGAAGCTCTTATCTAAGAGAACGTGCAACGACTAGTCGAAAGACGTACACTCAAGCGAGTGGAAACAGGGAGCCCCTAATGATAGGGTGAAGATATAGTCTAATCTTATAGGAAACTATAAGCAGTTCTTAAGAGAACGGGTTAGGTGTTGCGAACCTAGCTGAATATAAGTAACTGAGTAGCATACCGTGGATAAATAGACTGTTCACGTTAAACAACTCTAATTGCTGGGAACCCCTTAGAGCCAATTCAGCTACAACGTAAGGATGAAATAAGCCTAAGCGTGAATGCTTGAAAATGGATTGGATTGGGCAATCAGCAGGGAAGTCTCTAACAGAGAAACCTTCATCGACTATCCCGCAAGGGAGTACACCTTAACCGGTGGAAACGGGTTGCACCTTAATAGGTGAAGATATAGTCAAGTCCCTACTAAATATGCCGAAAGGCAGGGTATAAACGGTTCTATCGATACTTACTCAGAATCAACTTCTGTAGGTGAAATCGCTTCGGAAAGCGCACGATTTTATTTTTTAACTTCAGCTAATGTAAGAGGTTAACAAGATCTAATAAAGAGAGTCCTAAGTGGGCTCTCTTTTTCTATGTAATTGTTATATTATACAGGAACGATTATATAAGATTGGAGGCGATAATGTGAGTAATTTATTTAGAGATAATTTATATAACGAGTTCCCTGATCCGAATAAGAAGATAGAAGCGTTGAGCGATCAGATAGATGAGAGTAACAAAAAGGTTCACTCGATCCATGTAGTCGATTATGATAGTCTAAAAATTCAAATCGCCCAAGGATACGACTGGTACCCCGCAATCCAGAAGGCGTTTGATGAAGCTAAAGCGCAGGGAGCTAAGGTGGTTGTATTTCCTGATAACCCTAATATGTACGTAAGCGCGACCCCTACATACTACAGCGTTAGTACAAAGCCTATGTTTATTGGTCAGGGTCATGGAGTAACAATTATTAAAGGTATTAATAGCACTACACTTATGAAGGTTTCTGGGGGCTCAGGATCTTTCTCTGGGTTATCTATTGAGAACATTGGGTTCCAAGCTACATCAGGTGCTGTTAATTTAGAAGTTGCAGGAACGTGTAACGGATTAATTAGAAACTGTAGATTTTATAGTGGTAAAAACGCCATCGTTTTACATAATGCTAACTCTGGGGAGTTTACTGAATATATTATCTCCGAGGATTGTATATTTGACTCAGCTTGTCAACAGGTAATCCAATACAAGAAAACTAACGGTAACGAAAGTTTTCACGGTTCTGGCCTTATCCGAGCCAAGATCAACCAATCAGACACAGAGACCTTACCAAAAGTGCAGATCGACGCAGGGTGTTTCCCTTATAACTCCCCATTAGACATGCAAGTATGGACTCGTTGTGCAACAGCTTTAGTCAAGAACAGCAACACTACAAAGTTTGCTTCATTCTACGGAACTATTACTATTGAGTGTTTTGGTTCTGCTTATACAGGAGCTATCGTAGATGCCTCTACAGCAAAAGGGATCTATTTTGCAGGGCATGTACTTGCATTAGGTAACCAGTTCCAATATGGTAAGAAACTTATTTTAGTTGACAGAGTGCAGTACAATTCGGACGGTTCGGTAACTGCGTGGAGAAAACCTTATTCATTAGAAGGGTCAATTGTAACAGGCGATAACAGTGTAGATGTCTCACTAGATTCAAATATTTCTCTAGAGCTTAACGTTTTAGTGTACGGCACTAACTACGAATATTCTTATTTAATTCGTATGTATAAAAACCGAACAGACAATAATGGTATGCTACGGGTAGCAGAAACACAAAGAGAGTTTAACGGAGCAGGGTATGGCCCACCTACTTTTACTTACTCTAACGGGTCTCTGGTTATCGGCAATGCTAATTTCCCTGCTACAGGATTAACCTATGTAATTACTGCATCGCCTTTAGGTGGCAGATCACCATACCGATTAACCTAATTAATTTTTAGATTGGAGGAAGTATAAATGGAACAAAAGTACTTCTATAGAGACAAGATATACGAGGATTTTAGAGACCCAACACCTAAAATTATGGAGGATTTAGACAAAGCCACTAAACAGCTAACAGATCTCCCTAAGCTATCTGTCAACTTAGAGAGTTTTAGTCCAGATGGTACAGGGGTAGCAGATAGCTTAGAAGCACTTAAATCTGCGGTAGACAAGTCTAATTTGCTTAGTAAGGTAGCAAGTACCCCGGTAGCTATTGAGCTCCCACCAGGGGTTTACCGCTTTGTAAAAACAAGCGATGTGTCGATCCCTTCGCTCATCTGCCGAGGTGGGACTGCAACTATTGTAGTAGAAGATCCGTACGCGTTCGTTGTTTCTTCTAACTTTACCTTAGCCAATATCAAGATTGTATCGAAGAACACATATGCTAAAGCTTCTGCGACATTTAAACCTATTTTTAAGTCTACTACAGATGTCGATAATGTTACCTTTGAGAATGTTATTTTCGATTCCCAGTTATCCGCTACAGACGGCACAGTTCGTGCTAGTCAGTGCGTGAACTTGAAAGCTGTAACTAATTTGAAGTTGAGTAACATCGTAGTTAAGGGTTATCGTCATGGATTCACGGCAGATGGTTTATCTAAAAACATCAAAGGTACTAGACTGCATTTTGAGAATGTAGAGCTACCTTTGTATGTGCGGGGAAGTAGCCCGTCGGTAACTGACGAGAACTATGCAACAAATATCCAATTTTCTATTGTGTCGCATATTAACACACAGAGTCAAATGAACAACTACTTTAAGCAAGCAGGTGCAGACACTTTCCTAATGGAGAAGTGTGATACGGTTACTATTACGGATGTCATAGCTACTTATCCAGTAGAGCGCACAGCTTACTTATCTTGTTGTAGAAACGCTGTAGTTAGTACCTGGAACCTAAAAAATGCGTTAGGTATCAAATTTGTAGGCGGTAGTAACACTGCAACTCCGGTTGAGACAATTGCTAAGAACTGTAAAGTGTCAAACGTCCATGCTGTATTTGACGATGCGACAATGACTCAACAAGGTTATGTGGCAGAGTTTTACTGGGCAAAAGACTGGTCTGTTAAAAATTGTTCGATTACAGGTAACGGTGTAGGATCAGTACTCGTGTCTACGATGCATTATATCGAAAATGGGTTAATTGAAGATTGTTACGGGGAGAACCTAAAACGTGGATTCTTTGAGTACTCTTACATCGGGGATATCGACAATCCAGACCCAACTCCGGACATTGCAGCAGGAAACTATACAGCCGGCGTTAAAGGGCTAACGATTCGGAAGAATACGATTAAAAATTCTAACACATTTGGTGGTGGAGACGGAACAGGTTACGAAGTTATTAAGCTCCGAGATATGGCACCCCCGGCTTCCGGAACCGCTACCAGGATGTAATAGTAGAAGAGAACAAAGTTACAAACCTGACCGATGACTACGGTATGTCCGCAGCAGGGAACTACTGTAAGGGCCTTATCAATATAGACGCAGTTAAAGGACTTCGAGTAGCTAACAATACAGTAATCGGACATAAACGCTTAGATACTAACGGAAACCAAGTTACTCTCCCTATCCAAGTAGGTGCGAATTCTAAAGATGTAACAATCGTCCATGAGGAGGTGTCTCGCGGATACGACATGAAATTTGTTTGGGGTACTTTGTATGTATCTGCCGATTCTAAGATTATTGTTAA